GATGTTCGGATAATGAAAATCAAAGACAAGTTGATGCTTTTCATAACCCTGGGCGTGCTTGGGTTTATTGGTCTTGTTCTTCTTGGAGAATACGCCGTAATCATGTATTCGCAGACTAAAACAGGAGAAGTTGTTGGAACCGAGCCTCAGGTTATTGCCTTAGTCCAAAATGCTTTAGTTGGCCTTATAGGAATCATCGGTGGCTACTTTGGCGGCAAGGCTTCTAAAGGAGACCAAGAGTAATGGCTGGCAAAGCTGACGGCGTTGTCGGCCCTGTTACATGGAAGAAGATGTTCGGATAATGGAAGCAATCATTGTAGCAGCCATCGCAGCGGTTGGTGGTGTCATCGCAGCTCTCGTCCAAAAAGGCCGCAAAGAAAACGTTCGTGACCACGCTATGGTTGTTGACGCGCTTGAACGCATTGAAACTAAGATTGATGATCATGTAAGAGATCACGCGACTGGTAAGTTTCGCGCAAAGAAAGCGAGCTAGCAGTGGGAAAGCAGAAAAAAGCAAAGCCTAGCAGCGGAAACCGCGAAAGACTAAATCCGCTGACCGGACAGATCGAGTCTGTGCCCGGCACAAAGGCTGGAAAAAAGCGCACGCGTCTTGCCCCTGGCGACCCGCTGCGCACTCACGTTCCCACAGATAAGCCCCGCAAGAAGAAGGGTGAGCAAGTCTAAGCGACACAGAGATAGTGGTCATATCGCCGTTTCCGAGAGGAGGAGTACTTCGTCAATAGTGACGGCTGAAAAATCACTAGTTCTAGCGTCTTAGATCTAAGCGCTACCTTAGGGGGGTTGACCGCAGCTCGGAGGTGACTGCGGTCGCCTCATGTTACCGGCTAAACACTCTTACAATACTCTATAGAGCAGACCCCATTGGTAGTATCTCTGTATGCACGAGGCATCTCCATCGACATGGATCAAGATCTACGGACTGAGCGAAACTGACTACGCAGAAATTGAAAAAATAAAGACGCCGAAAGATCTGCAGTCAGCACGAGATAGCAAAGACAATAGCAAGATAAACGACATGCTGTTGTCGCGACTTTCTAAGTTTGGTGCTATATGGAAAGCTAGTCAACTAAATAGCGGCTCTCAAATAGATAGCGACGTTCAAGAAGTTTTCTCAATTAAAGAGTTTGACACGTCTTCAAACTATTTTTCTTCTACGTTTCCACTTTCATTTCACCAAGACTGGTTCTTTGAAACGAGTCCGCCCTCCTTGAGTCTAATATGGTGCGTAAGAAACAAAGAAATGGCAGCAACAAAGCTCGTCAGTCTCAACGAAGCGCTTTTTTCTATGCCCAAAGAATATAGAAACGAACTGGGATACTCTAATTTTCTAATTGGGAACTATGACAAAGACACGGACTGGCAAGAGTCAAGTGTCTATGACGCTAAAACTGGCACGTTTAGATACGATGAAGATCTCATTAGACCACTAAACAACGCTGCAGCAGAAGCTTTAAATTGTTTTGTAGAAGCCGTTCATTTAAAAAGTCACAGCGTAGTCATTCGCGAAAACGAGCTTCTTGTTGTGAACAACAGAATGTGTGCTCACGCAAGATCGTCGTATATACCTCTTAGCGATGGAAAACGACGATGGCTAAAGAGATGCTTAATAGCGTAAAACTTACTAGCTGCACCTAGTTGCCCACGGGCCGCGCCAACCGCATCCGTGCTTATCTTCGCCGTACAACCAAATGGCCAGACCAGCGCGAAGATTTGTCGTCGGATGATAGAGATCATCGCACGTGGAAAGAATTCCACGATCCTGTAGCCAACCGGCTTCGGACCACTTCGACTTCTTGCACCAGTAGCCGTTGATCTGCATTAACCCGCGACTGCCGCTCATGGGATCAGTCTTGTTATGCGACCCAATATTGCAGCGGCTCTCTCTGTACAGCACGTACGACAGCGTCGACCATTCTGTCTCTGGCCACCCCACAGAAACAGCAAGATCGTGCCATTCGCCGCAGCGGCCATGGAGACCGCGTTGAACGTACTTGTGCGTTTCCCAGATGTCAGGTGCCGAGTTCATGACGTAGACAGACAAAGAACCCCATTCTTCTGGAGTCATGTTCTCGAGGCTTGGCTCTTCCGGCTCTGGCACCGCCGCTACCTGCACCTCGTCTTCCGTCTTTTCGCTGAGTACTGTCGCTACTTCTCTGTCTTGCTTTAGAATCTCTTGTCTTGCTTCTGCCGTGTAAACACTTACACGTTCAGGTTCTTCAAGATTTTTTAGAACCGCCGGTACTCCAATCGCCGCAGCAGGGATTCCGGTAATCAGTCCTAAAAGAAGTAATAGTGATCCAACTCGAGTTTTCATGGTAGTGCAGTCCTCCAGGGAGTGTTCAGGGCTGTAGTGCTATACTACCACATGTGTAACACTTTTGTAACCAAAAGTCCCGTGTTTACCGCATAGTCCCTGGTAGATAGGCATAAACTTTACATCAAACTAGCTCTTTTTCGCCACAGTCTGTGACTGTGTCTGCCGGCGTTAGGAGACCATGGCTTAGTTGGACCAATGAAGTGAATGATAGCTGGAGAGATTTCTAATGGGTCCCAGTCACTTGAAGGTGTACTGCGAACGTAGCTGTTGTATCTTCCGTTGAGCATAAAATTAAACTCGATCGGCATTTCCTCGATCTCGTCGTCAAACGCGACTGCAAAGATGTCCTGATCGTGATATCTAAATCTGTGAGAATACTCTGCAATTGCTGACTTGAATTTTTCTGCAGCATTGATTGTTTGCCACCTAATAAGGTTGATTGCAAGTACTCCAGTGTTGTAGTACGGCCCAGGCTCATCGAGTAACTGCTGTCTAAGTTCTTCTGCATTGTGGTTAACGGCTGCCATTGCTTTCTTCGGCTTGATTTCAAACAGCTTTGAAAGATCATCAAGAACTAAGATGTCAATGTCAAAATAGTAAGCTGTCTCAAATCCTTCCCAGATTAGTTCACCGATTAAATGTTTCGAGTACGCTATGTCAGACACGTGCGTTCTAATGTCTAACTTAAGAAACATTTCTCCTTCTCGAGAAATGTCTTTTAGACGAAGATCAATGTCATACTTACTCGCAAGATGTCTTAACTTCTTTTGAGACGTCTCGCCAAGACTGTTGCCGTGAAAAACGTACACTGGGTACTTAGCCCCGGCGTTTTCGCACACATCTTTGATTGCAACTAGACCAGGAGTAAGATAGGCGTCATCAAGAACAAAGACAATTGCCTTTTTGTCTTTTACCATCTCTTCCTCCTACTCGTATCTTACATTAGCGACGGCTGAAAAAATAAATTTTGACGGAGACCTGCTAGTATTCCCGTCATGGACGCCGGCTCAGTTGACAATCTTGCTGCGAAAAATCCGGAGATTCTTCCAGCTAAAGAAGAAGTAGGAACATTTTTAGCTGGAGTTACTGTTCACAGAAACGAAAGACGTATAGGTCCGTTTAAGCATCTCGCTGTAGAAAGAAATCGACTAGCGCAGCTAACGTGGTCTAACTTTGATGTCTATCAGTACAGCCCAACGATCGGCGCCGAGATTCGCGGCATCGACATCACGACCGAACTCGCGCAACCAGTGATCGACGATATTCGTCAGGCCCTCCTCGCCTACAAGGTGATCTTCTTCCGCGACCAGCCGCTCACTCCCGAACGTCATGTCGCGTTCGCCAAGCGTTTCGGCGAACTCGACGTCAATCCTTTCATTCCGCCAAACCCGGATTTTCCAGAGCTTACTCGGTTTGAAAAGAGTAAAGAAATTAGTGGCTATGAAAACACATGGCACTCTGACGCGTCATGGCAAGAGAACCCGCCGTTCGGAGCGATGCTACACGCGGTCCAAGTGCCTAAGTGCGGTGGAGATACGTTGTTTGTTGACACCAACGCGATGTACGAAGGTCTTGACGATCAAACAAAAGAATTGATTAGTTCATTACACGGAGAGCATGATTTTTCTAAAGCGTTCGGCGCGCAAGTACCGCCTGGAAAAAGAGAAATAACACGAAATAAGTATCCTATTGTCGTTCACCCTCTTGTCAAGGTACACCAAGAGACTGGCCGCAAGCATTTGTATAACAATCCGATGTTTACAGACAAAATCGTCGAGATGTCATTCGAAGAGAGTGAAAAGCTCTGCACAAGACTGTGGCAGGAAAGTGAGAACCCAGAGTATCAGTGCAGGTTTAGATGGGAAGAACACTCCGTGGCGTTCTGGGACAATTTGGCTTGCCAACATTACGCCAGCAGCGACTACTGGCCCGAAACCCGCGTCATGGAGCGTGCCGCAATTGTCGGCGCTAAGCAAGTTCTCTAAGTAGACATTTAGTTCTAAGATAGAATAAGTACGTGTACACGTACTATGTCAAAAAAGTTACCAAGATTGTCGATGGCGACACCATTGACGTAGAGATCGATCTTGGATTCAGCATCACCTATTCCTCTCGAGTGCGCCTAGCTGGCATCGACACTCCCGAGTCTCGGACGAGAGATCTAAGAGAGAAAGAACTCGGTCTTGAGTCAAAAGAGTATTTGAAGAAAGCAATTGAAGCGGCTGAAAAAGTTGTCATTAAGACCGAGAAGCTCGATAGCTCTGAAAAGTACGGAAGAATTCTCGGCTGGCTGTACCTTGACGGCGCAGAGACATCAGTCAACGAGGCGATGATTGCCGGCGGGTATGCGTGGTCGTATATGGGCGAGACAAAGGTCAAGGACTTCGATCTTCTTCTCAGCAAGCGCGCAAAACAGTAGGAAATAAAAAAAGGGGGACCGGAGGAGTAGCTGCTGTGCCGTGCTTCCACTCAACTCCGGTCCCAGGCAGCCGACCTCTCCCAAGACGGCGCCAGCCCTTACATACAATGTACACTAAGTGGTTTTCAACTTAGTACACTTTTGTAAAGTTTTTTAGTTTTCTTTCTCGTGTTCACAGGCGGTTTTAAATGCCGTGAACCCTACATGCTTTTTCTGAGGTGCGCAGTCTCCACACTCGATCTGCGAGACATTAGGCATACGATACGTAAGTTTTAGTGTAGTGTTCGTCAGTCTAGCGTCGTCTGGTATGCCAAGGTCTTCTACGGCTTTAAGCCACTCCTTGACGTCACCGACCGTCATGTCTCCAGAGTTAGTCATGTAAACGTCAATGACGCCCATAACATTGACGACTGCCTTAGAGACCGTCATCTCGCAAACCTCGTTGCCATTCCCCAGTCGACGTCGCCGGTCGCCACCGCTCGCGGCATCAACATTCTTCCAATAATCTCAGCACGCGACCCAAAGCCGTTGATTTCAATGCCACGTTCAGCAAGCTTACGTTGGAACGCGATTTGCGTCATCGGCTTCTCACCGCGTTCTTCACTCCAAACTCTGTACACAGCGTACAGAGACTTGATCGGAGTAGTCGCACCTTCTGATTCCTTGGTCTCTTCAAGTAAGAAGAATCCGATACGGTCTTCGTTCTTTCGATAGATCTCTGCAGCTTCAGTAACTGCCTTGCACCAACCAAGAGCGTCGCGCGCGCTCGAGCCAAGAAGCTTGATCGCGCCTTCGACAGCCCACGACAGTACAGCAGGTAGTCCGCCTTCTGGGTCGAATAGATAGTGCTTCAAATCCGGGTCAGGATTCTCTGGGACACGCGTCAACGGCACAGGTCGAATGCGGCGCCACATCGCGTCGTCACTGATGATCGGTCTGTGGTTGGTTGTGACCCACAACTTTGCACGAGACTGGAAGGTGAATGGCTTTTCACCAGGTGAGCGTGCAGAAATCTCAGAAGAGCCAGTGAGCTTCTTTACTGAGTTTTCTTTCATTCTCTCAGACTCTGGCAATTCGTCAACCCATACCATTCTTCGACCACGCAACTCAGCCCAGTGATACAGATCGGACCCATGCGACTGACCATCGCCTTGAGCAAGAATGCTCGAGTCAAGTGGCCACGCGTATTGAGATGTGCCCATCGCCTTGACAAGAGCTTCAACCATCGTGTTCTTACCCGACCCGGGTGGGCCGTACACTAAGAACATGATGTCGTATGTGCGAAGTCCAGTCAGCGAGTATCCTGCAGCTTTTTGCAGCCACTCTTGAAGTTCCTTGTCGCCGCCTGTCGCAAAGTCGATGAATTGTTCCCACCGTACGTTACGAATACCAGGGTTGTAGGCAACAGGCGCTCGCCGCGTGATGTACAGATCAGGGCGTCCTCGAAGAAGTTCTCCGGTGCGTAGATCAATGACCCCGTTCGCTACACCAAACAAAGTCTCGTCGCTGTCCCAGGCCTCAACGTTGACGTGCACTCTTGGGTCAGACGTCGCGCTCTCAATCGCGCCGTTGATACGAGCGTTTGACTTTGCTTGCTGCGCCCAGCGGATCACCTCAGACTGCTTGTCTGCGTCGTCAAGATAGTGAACAACTTCACTTGCAATAATTGGCGCGATCTTCTTAGACAGCTCGCGCATCTCCAGACTTTCTACGTCTGGCTTCCAGTACCCTCCGTCCCAGTGGAACCACCCAAGTCCCGGAGTGTATCGAATAGCTGGCCCAAATGAGTCAACAAGTCGTCGACCATTACCTGTATCGGTAAGTGTGCGCTTTCCAGGTTCTCCACCTTCGTCTTCGCCGAGTGCATCTGGGTCGAGAGGGACGTCAATGTTTGATAGCCTGCTCGCACTCGCAAGAGAGTCTCCGTCAACGAGCGAACTTTTGACAGTACCGCCGATCGTTCCCGGTAGAGCTTCACTATCGTCAGAATAAGAGCCACGAGAAACAGTTGACGAAGAAGGCTGCTTTCTCTTTGATTCGACTGTTGCACGAGTCTCCTCCTGCGACTTGTTTGCCCATTCCTGTAGTCCAGGCCAAAGTCTTTCGGTTTTTGGATTGTCGATGACGAACTGAATTGCACGACGAACGTGCATCAGAAGCCCGCCCGGGCCCTCTAGTTCGAGCGGCGGACGAACCTTCTCTGCGTTGAAGCGAATCATCATTGTCTCTACGGCAAGTCGTCCGGCCTCTGTATTAACTGGAAACTTGTTTGCAAGAGCACATGCCATTGAGTAGATGTCTACAGCTCGAGAGCCTTCATCAATGCCTTCTGAAAGAAGACGATCAATGTCTACTCGTTCGCCTCCAAACTCGAGGCCGTCAATGAACCCCCACTCTCCTTCTGATAAGGCAGAGTCAAGTCTCTTTGACCTCTTGCGAAGCGATACTAAAAGCTCTTCTGGCGCTTCTGCAATTTCTATTTCCCATGGCGCTTTGCCAGGCGCCCATTCGTAGCACACGCCAGAAAAGTGACGTGAAGGCGCGATCAGCACGTAGCCGTTGTGTTTAATGTCTATGCCGTTAAGATTAGACTTTTTAAGATTTCCGACCAGAGCTTCTGACTCGTCACACCTATAAAACAGGTGTCGGCCACGAACTGATTTCCCACCCACGGAGTACACGCCCGTGATGGCCTCGACTGTAGGTGGAAGTGCTCCTTCAACAAGAGCCTCGAACTTTTCAAATGAGTCTGGTCCGCCAGACCGGGGATCAATGTCAATGACAAAGAATCCGCTGGGCCTACAGAAAACTCCAACGTTTGTCTGACTGTTCTCTGGCCACCAAGACGAGATAGTCGTAGGATCGCTTGTAGCTTGCGCGTTCCATTCTGAGATGCTCGGATGCTTGCCGACGTCCTTTGGTTCAGAGTGAGTCCCGCCGCATGTGCATCGTCCATTGACTATTCCGTAGCACGGCAGAATTTTCCAGCCCTGCTGCGCGTACCAAGACGCTGCTGGGCCTAGTCTACCTTCAGCACTGTCCCACCCGCTCACCGGTCCGCGCCGTTCGAGTGAAATGCATCAATTGTCATGAAGTGTCCTGCGCCTGGGAGAGATACGTAAGCGTCGATTGCTGTTTGAATAGCGACAGCCAAACTATAACAACGCATTAAGTCTCTCCATGACACACTTCAAAGATTTTTCTGAGAAATTGATTTTATCACACTCAGTAGAAGCGCGATGTGTTAATGTAAAGTATGTCTTCCAGTACATCGTACAGTACGTGTACTGTAAACGTGTCACTCGAGGGGGTGCCAACTTGGGGAAATTATTTGAAGAAATTCAGAAGGAAAAAGTTCTTGGAGGCAACAAATCAAGGATTCTTGAGATTCTTGAAGACTTGTCAAAAGAAGATAGAAAAGATCTTCTTGACGCACTGAACGATCACAGTATCCCAGCTTCAAACATCTCTAAAGCGATGCAGAGGCGAGGCTACAAGTTGGCAATAAACGTAATTAGCCGCTATAGACGCGGAGAACTGGTGACGCAGATCGATGAGTCTCTCTGACGATATTCGCAACGAAGACGAAATTACAGAACTGAAAAAGGCGCTAAAGCGAGCGCAGCAGGCTGAATACAAGGCAAAACGAGCGAACGAAGACATCGTAGAAGCTGTCTATACTGCCGCTAAAGAAGCCGCGTTAGCGACGTCTAAAGCTAAGCCTGTTCAGCAAAAGCCGACAAAAGACACGAGAAAGACCAAGACAGAGGTCGCTCTCGTTCACGCTACAGACTGGCAGCTTGGAAAAAAGACCGCCGGATACGACATCGAAACATGCTCCAAACGAATGGAACAGTTTGTAGAAAAGATCTACGAGCTCACCACTCTGCAGCGGTCTCATCACCCGGTAAATGAATGCACCATAATGTTCGGCGGGGACATGGTTGAAGGGATAACCATCTTCCCCGGCCAAGCGTGGGAAGTCGAGGCTCATCTTTTTGAACAGCTCTTCGAGACAGTTCGAATTGAAGAGATGATTGTAAGAAGTCTCGCCGAGTTCTTTGAAAAAGTCAACGTTGTCTGTGAATACGGAAATCATGGACGACTTGGAAGAAAAGGCGAACTGCCGGCAAATGACAATATTGACGCGATTTCCTATAGAATAGCGTCTGAACGTACGCGCGATCTTTCAAACGTTTCTTGGCAGATGTCGCCGGACTGGTATCAAATCGTCGAAATCGGCAACTACAGAGCTCTTCTTGTGCACGGAGACGAGATCAAAAGCTTTGGAGGAAACACGCCTGCGTTCGGAATTCTTCGTAAGTGCAACGCGTGGGCAACTGGAGTAGTGCCAGACTTCAACGATGTCTACATGGGGCACTTCCACACGCCAATGGCTCTTACAATGTCGAACGGTGGCAGAATCTTTGTGAGCGGCTCACCGGAGTCTGACAGCGTTTATGCTGCAGAGTTTGTTGCTGCTAAGGGACGTCCGTCGCAGAGACTTCATTTCGTCGATCCAAGCAAGGCTCGCGTTACCGCAGAGTACGTTATTTGGCTTGACTAAGTAACTTTTCTACGGCTGATTTATTATGTGGTGGTGGCGCTTAAGCGAAAGAAGTCTTTAGAAAAGCACTCGTTGACTCTAAAAGACGCACAAGAAGTCGCAGACTCGATGGTAGAAGATGACATCTACGACGAGCTTTTCCGTGTCGGCGCAATGTGGGCCGGGCTACTTAAGTTGGAGACGCCAATAGCGCCGTCTGAGGTAGCGGCTATGCTGTCGACTTACGAGCTTGTCAGAGCTACAAGATTTATAGACTCTCAGCAACACTGGTCAAATGTCGCGTCATTCGCTGCAATAGGTTCTTTTTGCGAGCCACACGAGATGGAAAATACAAGTGCATCTTTAGATGTAGAAGATCCGCTCCCTATAGGCTTTTCTCCTGGACACACTACATCACCCAAGGATTGACTTGATAGTATCTAGTCAAGAGTCTGCATATAGGAGAACGGCGTGCCTTGGCCAACTTACGTCTTGACGAAGACAGTCACAGGAACATACAATAATTCTTCTGGGACACCCGCAAAAGGTAGAGTAACATTTACTCCCACGTCAAGAATTCTCATCGACAACGAGTTAGTTCTTTCTACAGACACTCTAACAGCTTCTCTTAACACGTCAGGTAGTTTTTCTATAGAGCTGCCAACTACTGATAATCCTCGCCTCACACCAACAGATTTCGCGTATCAAGTAAACGTCAGATTGTATGGTGTCAAACCCGCTAAATATTATATTAAAGTGCCGTACGGCGACGGCACAGACGTTGACATCTCGAGTTCGCTAATTAGTGCGTCGCCGCTCGAGGACGCTACTACTCAGAACGCATTTCTTAGAGGGACAGCAGGGCCTGCCGGCTCAGGTATTCTTACTGGGTCTGGAGCTCCACCAAACACCTTGGGGAGAGATGGCGATATCTACGTAAACACAGACAATGGCTCATATTATGGGCCAAAAGCGTCTGGATCTTGGCCAAGTGCTCCGTTTTACACTCCTGGCCTTACTCTAAGAGAAATTCACACTCAAGGCTCAGCTTCATCCACATGGAGCATCACTCACTCTCTTGGCGGCAGGCCTTCTGTAACCGTCGTAGACAGTTCCGGCACAGTCGTCATTGGAGAAGTGGTCTATAATAGTGATACATCGGTGACAGTTTTGTTTTCTGCACCGTTCTCTGGTTTCGCGTACCTAACCTAGTTTCTGATTAGGAGAAATAAAAAATGGCAACTAAGTTTCTTACAAACCTAGATCTTAATCAGAACCAGATCCTCAACGGCACGTTCGAGGTTCTAGCTACTGATCCTTCTTCGAATAACTTCGAAGGTCGGATGATCTATAACAGCACCGAAGACACCATCAAGGTCTACACCGGTTCTGCATGGAGAAAGATGATCCACAGCGTTCAATCCGCTGGGTCATACACCGACGCTATTACCGTTACAGAATCAAACGGTACGATTTCGATCACTTTAAATCTCGCTGACACAGATAGCGCAGGGTTGCTTTCTAGCACCTTTTGGAACGATCTAAATGATGCCACGCCAGACGCGACGGCGAGTAAGCTCGTCAAGCGTGACGCTAACGGAAACATCAAGGTAGCTACTCCAACAGATCCTGCGCATGCCGCAACAAAAGGATACGTCGACGCCGCCAGAGCAGGTCTCGATGTCAAAGACTCTGTACGAGCAGCGACTACAGACCCTATCAATCTTTCTACTGATCTCGAGGACGGAGACACCATTGACGGTGTCACTCTCGCGACCGGCGATAGAGTTCTTGTCAAGAATCAGAGTACTGGATCTGAAAACGGAATCTATGTAGTAGCGGCTTCTGGCGCTCCGTCCCGTGCGACAGACTTCGACGCTGACGCAGAAGTAACACCTGGTGCATTTACTTTCGTTGAAGAAGGCGACACCAACGCAGACTCAGGCTGGGTTCTTACAACAGATGGCTCGATTACAGTCGGCACTACTGCGCTAACATTCGCGCAGTTCTCTGGAGCTGGGCAGATTGAAGCTGGTGACGGTCTTACAAAGAGCGGAAACACCATCAATGTCGTCGGGACCACCGACAGAATTAGTGTAGGCGCCAACAGCGTAGATATTGCTAATACCTACGCCGGTCAGAGCAGCATCACTACAGTTGGCACAGTCTCTTCTGGTACGTGGGAAGCCACAGACGTCGGTGTTGCTCACGGTGGTACTGGCGCGTCGACAGAGTCGGGAGCGCGAACAAATCTAGCGTCGGCATCTGGAGAGGCGTCTGGAAGAACTACAACAACTCCGTCGCTCGCGAGAGTGGCACGGCAAGGCTGCGCTGCATCAGCAGCCGGCGTCTCTTCGACTACAGTCACTCATAACTTTAATACTTCCGAGGTTATAGTTCAAATCTATGAAGTTTCTTCAGGTGCAACAGTCATCGGCGACGTCGTTCGTGCAAACTCGAACACGGTGACTGTAACTTTGAACGGCACCATAGATGCAAATGACTATTACATTTTAGTGACAGGCTGATAGCAGCAGTCAGCCTTTCTCGAGGGAGTGGCGCTGCGTATAGAAAGCGATCGAGGTCGTGGCTCAGAAATTTACAGTACCTATATCTGTTAAGCAGCTATCATCTGCTGGTTCTGATGCCATAACGATCTACGTTGATTCAGACACCTACGCCCGTCTTCAGGTACAAGCCGGTGGTCGTCTAGTTTGGGGCCCGGGATCTGGCGCAGGAGATGTAAATCTCTATAGAGAAGGCGCAGACTCTTTAAAGACAGACGACACATTCAAGGCCGCGGCTTTGTTTGTTGATGGAGTAGAAGTCGACACAACAGGTGCTGCAACAGACCAGGTTCTTAAGTTTAATGGAGTAAAATTTGCGCCAGCGGACGAGTCTGGTGGCGCCAACGTCACAATACAGTCGACTGCGCCTTCAGGCGCCGAGTCGGGCGATCTTTGGCTTGATTCAGACGACAACGTTCTGTACATATTAGATACAGACGGTACGACATGGATAAGTGTAACTGGCTCTCTTACTTTGGCCGGTCTCAATGATGTAAGTATTTCGAGCTTAGAAGACGGGCAGATACTAAAATATAGTTCATCGACTTCGTCGTGGTACAACGAATACGAAATTCCACTAAATCTTGACGGTGGAGATGCGTCTTCAAATTACGGTGGAATAGTCGCAGTTAGCGGTGGAGGAGCGTCAGGCTAATGGCTACACGGATTCAACTTAGACGAGATACGGCTTCAAACTGGACGTCAGTTAATCCAACACTCGCCGAAGGCGAGCTTGGCTACGAAACAGATACTGGAAAAGTTAAGCTCGGAACCGGCTCTACAGCATGGGCTTCATTAGGTTACTACTACTTCACAGTTGACCTTGCTGATCTTTCCGACGTTACGATTACAAGTGCAGCAGATGGCGACTTCCTTCGCTGGAACGGCTCTGCTTGGATCAACGACGCCGTTAATCTCGGCACCGACTCCGTTGGAGACTACGTAGAGTCGCTTGTAGCTGGCACAGGAATAACTTTAAGCAACAACACTGGCGAGGGCGCGACGCCTACGATTTCAATTGGTCAGTCTGTAGACACCACAGACAATGTCACATTCAATAACGTTACTTTGACTGGAACGTTGATATTTGAGACGGTAAATGGTGGAGTTTACGATCTAACTTTTGGCACCGAAACTCTTACAGACAACAGAACAGTTCAATTCCCTAATGAGTCCGGTGTACTCGCGACGTACGGAAATATCGAGCTAGGAACTGACACCGTTGGAAATTACGTATCTGACGTTAGTGGCGGCACAGGAGTTTCTGTTTCTCACACTCCTGGCGAGGGCTCAACACCAACGGTGTCAATTGGGCAACCAGTAGCCAGCACTGACTCTCCTACGTTTGCCGGTCTTACACTTACTGGTTCGCAAATTTCGTTTGAAGGTAACACAGACGACGACTTTGAAACTACGATAAACGTAGAAGATCCGACAGCGGATCGTACGATATCGTTTCCCGACTCGTCTGGAGTAGTGGCTCTTGAAGGTCAGATTGATCTTGGCACTGACACGACAGGAAACTACGTTTCTGACGTATCTGGCGGCACTGGTGTCACTGTAACTCACACACCAGGCGAAGGTTCAACCCCTAGTGTGGCGATCGGTCAGGCCGTTGGCACAACCGACAACGTGACGTTCAACGTAGTTACTGGTGACTTGATCGGCGACGTGTACGCGTCAAACGGAACCAATAAAGTCTTAGAAAATGGCACTGATGGCACTGACGCTACGTTTACTGGTGACGTAACCGGTGACTTGATCGGTGACGTTAAATCAACTAACGGAACTACAGTCCTCGACTCTGGCACTGACGGCACCAACGCTACATTCACTGGCGATGTGACTGGCAACGCTTCTACTGCCAGTGCACTTGAAACTTCTCGGACAATCGAATTGACAGGAGACGTTACCGGCTCCGTTTCGTTCGACGGATCTGCAAACGTTCAGATTTCTACAACTGTCAGCGCAGATTCTACGGTACTTGGCACCGATACAACCGGGGACTATGTTGAAAGCCTTACGGCTGGAACTGGCGTAACCGTTACAGGTGGCACTGGTGAAGGTTCAACCCCTAGTGTGGCGATCGGTCAGGCTGTCGGCACGACCGACAACGTCACATTCAATAGCGTCGCAGCCGACATTGTCGGCGATGTCTATGCGTCAAATGGGACAAGCAAGATTCTTGAAAGCGGAACCGATGGAACAGACGCCACCTTTACTGGCGATGTAACTGGAGACCTAACCGGCAATGCAGACACCGCCAGTACTCTTGCGACTGGTCGAACGATTGAACTTACAGGCGATGTCACTGGTTCAGTTTCGTTTGACGGTTCGGCAAATGTCGAGATTTCAACAACTATCGCAGCGGATTCCGTAGCGCTCGGAACTGATACGACAGGCAGCTATGTTGAGAGCCTTGTTGCTGGCACGGGCATTACGCTCGCCAACAACTCAGGTGAAAGTGCTACGCCAACCGTCAGCATCGGACAGGCTGTCGGCACGACGGACTCGGTAACATTTGCCAATGTTACTGTAAGCAATTCTCCAACTCAAGCTAGCCACGCAGCTACTAAGTCCTATGTTGACAATGTCGCTGCTGGAATTGATTGGCACCAAGCAGTCAAGTTAGCAACAGCCGCTGCTCTTCCAAATTCACCAACGTACTCAAATGGAACGAGCGGAGTTGGAGCAACACTAACGGCAACTGCGTATGCTCGTCTAACTATCGACGGGGCAAACGCGACTACAGGCGACAGAGTACTAGTTAAAGATCAATCAACAGCAGCGCACAACGGAATCTATGACGTAACAGAGCAAGGTAACGGGACAGACACGTACTGGGTGCTCACAAGAGCGACAGACTTTGACTCGAGTCCGACAAACGAAATCAAGTCCGGCGAGGCTGTTTTTGTTCTTGGCGGATCGTCAAACATCCGTCAAGGTTTTGTTCTTACATCGACAGGGACAGGGACTGCCGGCGCGCATGTTCTTAACACAGACGACCTCTCTTTTACACAGTTTACTGGAACTTCGGCGTTTACCGCAGGAGACGGTATTTCACAGAGTGGCAATACTCTAAACGTAGGAACAGCAAGTACCGGAAGAATCATAGTCAATACAGATAACATAGACCTTGCAACCGTCGGGCAAACTGATACTTCAGGCGCGAACACAACGAGTTTTGTTTCTTCTGTGACGATAGATTCTTACGGAAGAGTTACAGGGCAAGAAACATCAGACATAGACTTTTCTGACACTGCACTGACAGGTACCCCGACAGCGCCTACCGCGTCGGTCGGCACAAGCACCACCCAAGTTGCTACAACGGCGTTTGTAGACGCAGAAATTAGCGATCAGGCAGTGCTAAAGAGTGTGGTCGACGCTAAGGGCGACATCATCGTAGCCAGCGGCGCGGATGCCGTTACACGTCTTGCTGTCGGCACTGACGGGTACTATCTAAAGTCAAACTCAAGTGCTGCTAATGGAGTTGAATGGGCGGCAATTACCGAGACTATTGGTGCGGGCGACCTGACTGATGTCGTGCTGACATCAGTGGCAAACGGTCAGATACTTCAATACGACGGCACCAATTGGGTCAACACAGTACAGGCGGGTGCCGAACCTATTGGTCATGAAAATAGAGCAGACAGCACGATCTCATTCGATAATTCCACTCAAACGTTTACTATAGAACCAGCGTCAACGTCATTTACCGTATGGTGCAAGGGCAAGCGCTTCGTTAAGTCGAGCGCGCAAACCGTAGTCATTGGATCTACAACTGGGCTGTACTACATCTATTTCAACACTTCAGGAGTTCTTTCGTACCGCACGTCGTACTTCGACTGGGAAAATGACACGCCAACAGCGTATATCTATTGGAACGCAACAACGTCAAAAGCCGAGTTCTTCGCCGACGAGCGCCATGGCGTAGTTCTTGACTGGCAGACTCACGAGTATCTGCATCGTACCCGCGGCGCTGCGATTGCCGGCGGATTTGGCGCGAGCGGATATGTCATTGATGGGGACGGATCATTAGACTCTCACGCGCAGATCGCTCTCGCTGGCGGAACATTCTTTGACGAAGATCTTCAGGTTGACATTACTCACGCGGCGTCACCAACGGCAAACTCGTGGGAGCAGATACTAGAAGGCACAGCAGAAATACCCGTTTTCTATCGTTCCAACGGTGCGTGGGTAAAGGACACTGCAACTACGTTTCCACTTAAGCAAGGCTCGGCTCGACCGCAGTATAACCTGAACTCCGGAGGATCGTGGTCAACAACAGACGTTCAGAATAACAGGTACTTCTGTACGTGGCTAGTAGCGACAAACAACCTCAACGAGCCTGTACTCGCAATTCTAGGGCAGAGTGAAGGCGAGACTCAAAGCGACGTTGAGGAAAGAACGTTTGACAATGTAGACCTAGAAGGATTTCCTGTCTTTGAGTTTAGACCGCTGTATAAGCTTATCTATCTAGCCGCTGATTCATTCACAAATACGGTAAACGCAGTTCTACGCGGCGTTACAGATATTCGTCAAACAATTTCTGCTGGAACCGGAGTGCCAAGTCAACCCGTTTCAGACCACGGAACTTTGACTGGTTTAGCAGACGACGATCATACGCAGTATGTTCACATCACAGATTCTAGAGCAAACATTTCTGCAAACATTGCCACTACAGGCACAATTACCGCAGCGTCTTTAGGCACTAATTCGAACGTCGTCTTTGAAGGCTCGACTGTAGACGACTTTGAAACTACTCTTGCTGCTACCGATCCAACCGCCGACAGAACAATAACCTTGCCGGACGCGTCTGGGACAGTGGCAATTCTTGGGACCATATCTCTAGGCACAGACACCACTGGCAACTACATGTCAGACGTATCTGCCGGAACAGGCATCTCGGTTACCCATACTCCAAGCGAAGGGTCAACTGCCACCGTCGCTCTCAACGCAAGTATCGACGATCTTACAGACGTTTCTGCAGCTACTCCCACAACAGGCCATGTCTTAACGTATAACGGCTCAGCATGGGAGCCGCAGGTCATTGCCGTTCCAAGTAACTCAGTCACTCTTGGCACTGATACTTCAGGAGACTACGTCGAATCACTGGTTGCAGGGACCGGCGTAACTTTGTCAAACAACTCCGGCGAGGCAGCGACCCCGACTGTTGCAATTGGTCAGGCAGTAGGCACGTCAGACACTGTCACGTTTGCCGGCGCGACAATTGACGCGATTCAAGTTGGAGTAACAGATGCAAATGAGATTGACACGTCAAGCGGCAATCTCACAATCGACTCGGCGGGTGGAACCGTAACCGTAGACGATAATCTTGTCGTCTCTGGTGATCTAACGGTCAATGGCACAACAGTGACCGTCAACTCGACTGTCACTACAGTCGACGATCCCGTGATGACGCTTGGCGGAGACACTGCACCAGCATCTAACGACGCGAAGGATCGCGGAGTCGAGTTCCGTTGGCATGATGGCACTAACGCTAAAGTCGGGTTCTTTGGCTACGATGACAGCACTGGTCGGTTTACATTCATTCCTGACGCTACTAACACTTCGGAGGTGTTTAGCGGCACGGCTGGAGTGATCGACGTCAGTGACGTCTACATCAGCGGGACAGCTTCAACTGGCACAGGCGGAGTGGTTCGGGCTACTGATCCGGCGCTAGCGGGAACTCCAACAGCACCTACTGCATCAGTTGGTGACAGCACAACACAGATCGCGACAACAGCATTTGTAGACGCGGAGATAGGCGATCAGGCGATACTCAATGCCGACATTGTTGCCACAGGAGATCTCATCGTTGGAGCATCAGCAGGTACGCCAGCGATCTTGAGCGCGGGTACCGACGGGTACTTTCTTAAGGCCAACTCTGGAGCAACCAACGGGGTTGAGTGGGCATCAATTCCCACGATCAATAACCTTGATGACGTCGGTGATGTTAATGCGCCTACGCCGAGCGACGGGCAGTTCCTCAAGTACGTGTCCGCCAGTAGCGAATGGCAGGCGGCTGATATCCCGACAATCAATGCAATTGACGACGTTGGGGATGTCACTATCACTAGCGTCAGTGACAACGACGTTCTTCGATATGATTCCGGCACTTCGAACTGGGTAAATGACTCCCTTAGCGATTTTGCTAAACTTGCAAGCCCTACTTTCACAGGTTCTGTAGTTCTTCCAGCCGATACTCTTCTCCCCGAGCGATACTCGTCACTGACTGCAAATACAACAGTGTCGATCGCGTCTCATCAGAACTACGCGATCGAGGTAAATTCTGCCAGTGCCGTCACAATAACAATTCCAGCGGCAGCAAGTGAAGATTTCCCAGTTGGCACCGTTTTTACATTTATTCGAGTTGGTTCCGGCGAAGTCACTATTTCTCCGGACACAGGTGTTACAATCAATACTGCAATTGGCAGCAGACTGCGTGTGCAATGGTCAACAGCAACTCTACGAAAGAGAGCCTCAGATACGTGGCTTCTTTCCGGTGATTTGAAGGTATAGTGATGGCTAACTGGAGCGAAGAACTTCCAAAAGGTACAGTACCTAACGTTGTCGGTTTGACTTCTGCTAATGCAGCAACTCAAATTACAAACGCGGGATTTATCGGAAGCTCTTCATCGACTAGCCCAATTGACGACCCAGATGGCACAATTGGCACCGGAAACTTAGACAAAGTTGTATCGCAGGTCGAGTCCGCGGGTAGTGCCGTACCTCTCGGTGAGGTCATCGACTACGTCATTGCTACTCCGTATTTCCCGCCGT